GAGTAAACCCGCCCGGATTATTCATACCCCAAAATGAAGGAATATTTGGACCAATTTTAACACCACCCCATACTTCATTAATCCAAATCCAATCTATATGTTCACCATATACAAGATTATCTCTTGTCTTATTTTTAAAAAGTCTAGTATCATAAATAGGTTTATCTGTTACAGAGTAATCTTCACTAATAATCTCTGTTGTTACTTCACCAGTTTCAGATATCATAGTAAGGTGGCCTACTTTCTTTTGAGACTTCCAGTAGCATGTAGTTACTCTAAGTAGATAAGCTGTGCCTTCATCATAGTAATCTTCTCCCTCAGCAAGTATTTGTGTAATGACATCAGCCCCATCTGTTATATTACCTCCCATAAATGAAGTATATTGTCTATATGCAAGTGATGGCATATTAGTATTCCAGTCATGTGATTTTGTTGCATCATAAAAACTACCATCATTTTGAAGTCCTCCAATATTATATCCTGCAGATCTTATTGGATAAATTGCTTCAAGTGCATCCATTTGTTCTTCAGTCATCAAATATCCATATCTATCAATAACATCAGAAGGTGTCAGCATATCTGTTTTACCTACCCAATTAGCTTGAGAGATATATCTGTTATCTGGAGATTTATGATAGAAAGTGATAACTGGATTCCATAGCTCAACTTCATAGTCATCATCCATCATTCTAAAATGCCAGAACTCTCTATCTGTAATAAGCATGTCACGGAAACCTCTTTCTTCTAACTCATCCATTCTAAATCTTTCAACATCAACTTTATGTTGGTGAGTAGCCCATTGTTCAATCACTGATCTATAGTCTTTTTGAAAAAACTTTTCTATTTCTGGTAGTGACTTTATTTTTTCTGGACTTAATTGTTCTTGAGCTTCTGGTGAATTAGGATCCATACCTTGTTCAACTAAAGCTGCTATGATTTTAGTTTGAGCATCAGCCATAAGAGTGTCCTCTATCATAACTCTTTTTTGCTCTAACATTTCATTGTATGAAATATCATCAACAGCACGGTATGTAAGTTTAGTAGATCTTTTAGCAAATTCAGCTACAAGTACATTAATAACATTTGGGATAATTGGATAGAACTTTAATTCTAAAGCAGATGTATCTTCTTGAGTTAAAAGATCTACTATATCCCTCATTTCATTATTTTCTTCAACAATATAATCATTTCTGTCAATGATACCTTTAGCTAGCTTGTAGTTCTTCATTAATCTACGAGAATTTCTTCTAATTTGTTTTAGACCATTCCATTCTAGCCAATCCAAATTCCATGCGGCCCACTGTTCATCTTTTTCTTTCTTAGAAATAAACTGCAAAGGTTGAGTAACACTACCTAATCGGTTGTGCTCTACCTTGGCTCCTTTTTTCAATTGCATTGCGTTATATACCTGCATAACTTTTATTTAATATTTTTGAAAGGTGATCTTTTAAAACTTGAAGAATTAAAAGATGAGCTATTTCCTATATTACGGAAAGGGCTCTTACTTAATTTAAACAAATTTTCTGACTTTTGCAAGTTTTTAGAGGTATCATCTGAAACATGTCTCTTTAAATATCCTCTATTTGATTCCTGTATTTTCATAAAACCAACCAAAGCAGCAAATGAAACCAATCTATCCACGTTGACACCAAAACTATATTCTTGCATTTCTTTAATTAACATTGGATCTGGAATTCTTTCTATTCCATATTTAGTTCTTACAATAGTACCATCTGTTTTAGTTTCTACATCTAATTCTTCTTTGGTATATTCTATAGCATAACTTAGCAAGTGAGCTTTAAATAATGTACCTGTATTTTTCCAACCATATTCCTGATAAACATTATTATTTGCACTAAGATCTTTTAAGAATAATATTTGACTCTTAGGTACTAAATACCTTTGTTTTCTTCTTGATATCATATACTGTATAAAGAGTGATATGTTATTTTCTACAAGTGTCCAAGCATTATACCATTCAATAATGAGCTCAAGCATTTGATGTGTTTTATTAATATCATCATATCTACCACACCAAGTTGCTACAATCTTACCTTGTTCAATATAAGTTTCTGTTTCTCCACTGCTTATCTTAGTTACTTCAACCGGGGCCTTCATTATATAGATAGAACATAATGACTCAGAAGTTGTAGTCTTACCTTCTGATACTGGGTCAATAGAAGCATAGTAAGTTCCAAAGGAAGGATTCTCAATAGGTCTTTCCCAAACCACAAGACAACCGGTTTTATCTTCAGTCTTCTTGTTTATTGGAAATTCCATTATAGGTCTTTTGTTGCTTACTTTTACAGTTGGTTTACCATTTTCATCTGTAAAAATATCAAGATTCTCAAAACCATATTCTTTATCTTCTATTCTTCTTTGCTGTGCTGCAAGGAGGTGAGTTGGAAAAACAGAAACTGATCTATTAGCAAAAGCTTCATGAATGTTTCTAGGATGCTGTGAAATTCTTAATTGATAGTCCTCTGGAGCAAGGTCATCTTTCCATTGTTTAAATTGCTGATCTAAAGCCTCTAATGCTTCTTCTACTTGTGAATTACCATAAGAATCAATATGTGGTGGCATAGACCATTGTTCAGGAATAAATAAACCTGACATACCAATGGTACCTTTATTATCTAATATATTTGTTTCTACAGCATATATATCTTTTGAGTTAGGATCAATAATCATATCTTTTAATGGATAGCATTGAGATAAATCTCCTACAGATCCAGCTGCAATGAACATACCCGTGGTAATTAAACCAGATCTCATGGCCGGGCGCATGTACTCATATGTCTTATCCATCTTAGGAGCAATTCCTGCCTCCTCATGAAAGAAGTATTTAACCGGGCCTCCTACACCATTTGTTGGATCTTTCTCAAATGACATACCTTGAATAGTACCTTTAAGACCAACTTCATTTTTTCTGTCTCCTTTTCTGACCTCAATCTTTTGTTGCCACATCATTACTTTGTCTGGAGACATTGGACGGTACCATGCTGTGTGCTCATTTAAAAATGCTGCATATTCTTGTAAGAATTTCCATGAACCTTTCTCATTGATGTAATCTTTAAGACTGGCTCCAATCTTAAGAGTAACCCCAGCTTCAAACCATTGTTGATTTATAAGCTTACCCATGTGATAATATGAAGATGCAATCTGACGTTTTTTTAAGATAGCAACATGTTTATAGTTTAGTTCTGCTAATAGTTCATATAGTGCCATGTGATACTGAGCATCTCTAATATCAGCAAATCCAAATTGTTGTATCTCTTTATTAAAGATAGGTAGAAAGTTTAACCACATATAGTATTCTCTTGCAAGAAACCAATTGTTATTAGCTTCTTTAATAATAATACCTTTTCTACATTTTATCTTTTGCTCATCCCAATAATTTATAAAGTCTTTTGACTTAAAGGGAGATGTACAATATACTCCATCTTTTCTAAATTTATCTGACTCAGATACAAATAGTTTATTTGTAGTTTCATTAAAGTTGTATTGCCCTGGTTCTTTGAATAAGGCAAAGATAAAGTCAGCGAAGTCCTTTCTGGATTCAAAACTTGTGGTTGTCCATGTTCCATTGTCATAGGTTGGTATGTCTTGATAAATTTCACTCATAATTATTGGTCATATGCCATTCCAATTCCTCCACGCACTTTGCTGGATTGTTCTTCTTGAAGATCTTTGTATGCTCCTTTAAAGCCTTGTCTAATTGCTTCATAGTTTTTGGCTGCAGCAATTAAAGAATTAAAGTTACCATCTCGTCCATGTGTAATAGGAGTATTTTCCATATATCTACCTAATCTATCTAACATAGTTGCAATACCTTTATAAGCTCTTGATGTTGGAGTTTCATACATTTTTTGACAAAACTGTAATGCTGCAAAGATAGTGTCATCCTCTGTAGAGAATTCTGCTTCAATCTCTTTTAGTACAATATATTCTTTATCCAACTCCGGAATAAAGAAAAAAGGATTCATATCTGGATTAGGGCAACACATATAAAATAAGTATAAATAAATTTTAAGATGTTCTTCTGGATATTCATTCATAACATCTTTTAAAGCTTTTAATGTATAACAGTGTTCTGTAGGTATTACTTTACCATTTTGAATATCAAAAAGTTTTGCAAACATTTTATTTCTTTTTAGTTAATTTAGGATTTTCTTTTATATGATTAATAACTGCAATAACTTCATCATATAAGTAAGGTACAGGAATTGGTATAGTTTCTTTTACAATAGGATCTCCATTTTCATCTTTCTTTGCAATAGGATAACCCCAATTATCTTTACCTTCTGTTTCAAAAACAATATGATGTATATAAATATTACCTAGCAATAATTTAGGATTGTGTTTCAGTATAATATACATATAAATACTTAGTTGTAGTGCGTAATGATAAAAATTACAATCATCTAAACTAGAAATTGGATGGAGCATCTTCTCTGAAATTCCCTCCCAGTTCTTAAATGACTCCATCTTAATTTCTTTATTGGTTTTGTAATCAATTATGTTTACTCTTCCATTTACTACTTCAACTAAATCTGACTGGCCACATATACCTGCAGACTTTAAATAAACCATGTGTTCTGGATATACACCTGGATCTAACTTTTGAAAAGGTGCATATTTTATTCCATCTTTTAAAGGTAACGGTTTGAATATAGGAACAGTTGTCCCTTCTCTTTCAATTGATGCTAATGAACACAAATCATCTTCTCTTTGGTTATGATACCAAGTTCCTTGATCTGTAGCTCTCTTAGCTTCATTTGACCAAATTTCTTGAATAATAGTTGGACTTATTCCAAACCATTTTGATCCTTGTTTTTTAGAAACACTTACTGCAGTTTTTTTTGCATCAAAAGGTTTCTTTAAAGAGGATACTACTGTTGTTACACTATACCAAACAATATCTTGTTCAGTATCTAAACTTTTGTAACTGTGATCTTCGGCATTAAAAAATATACTCATAATTTATCTAATTGGTTTTCTTTTTTTTCTGAAACTATTGATCCCCATTTCTTTGCAGGACATGATGTAGAAAGAGATCTTGTTTTAAATGATAATGAACATCCACATAGTGTACAACATGGTTGTGATCCAGGTAATACACATTCATTACCTACAACATCTTTTTCATCACATGCATTGCATATTTCTATTCTTAACTTAGATACTTCTTCTACAAATTCATTTTTTATTATTGAATTTGTTATGCCTTCAAGTATTTGTTTCCGGTTCTTCAAAATCTCCTTTAGAGTTACTTTCATACTTATTCTGTTTAAATTGTTGTTTTTTTAATTCCTGTTCTTCAATTTTTTGATTTAGATTCTCAAGACACTCTACTTTATCCTCAAGCATTTTTTTATTATAATATGCTTTATAGGTAGAAGTGTCATGAGACTCCAATGCTTTTTTATACCGCTCAATAGATTTTACAACTAAACCTGGCCTAGCAACAAACTGACCTAATCCTTCAACATTAATTCTTGGATTAGTAAGATTTGTTAATTTATTTCTTAAATTCTTATAATAATCCTGAATCAAATCTTCTACAAGTTCTACAGAAATACTCATTTCTTCTGCTAATTCTTTGTATAGTTCATTTGATTTTTTAGGGATCATTGACCAAAGAATTTATAATCTAACAATATACTACCATCTGTTTGAACTTTTAAATTAGGATTAATCATTACAATTTTTTTGTTTTTAGAATCCTTTACTACTAATGAATGTTTCTCACATTTATTTATACAATTTCTTACAGTTTGTTCTGTTTTAAAAATTGTTTGTTCATCAGAAGCTTCAAAACAAAAACTTGATAATTCTAATGGTCCAATAATACTAAGCAAAGTCAAGCACTCAAAATCTGAATCACTCAATGATATTTTATTAATATAACAATGAGTAATAATCTGATATTTAATAATATCTTTTTTAGACATTATTACTTTTTTCTGTACTTGATTTACTAAAGCCATACTACTGTTTTTTTAATCTTTTTGGTGGCTCCTCTTCAAAAGATGGGGCTGAAGTATCATTATTAGATTCCGGTTCTTCTGCACCTTGCTCCATCATTATAGCATACTGCATTTGAATATTTGTTCTTTTAAATCTTACTTCATCAATCTTCATTAGCATTTCTTCATGCTCATACTGAGCTTTTAAATAAGGCATTGAATTCTTATAGAATTGAAGCATTTCTTTTCTCTTTAATTCTAATTCTTCAGGTGTAAAAACCTGTTCTGCATTTTGATTTTCCATTTTTATATTTTTAAAGTTTAAACAAATATACTATAAAAGTTTAAATAAAAAATATTTAAACAAAAAAAATCCAGATAAATTAAATTACCTGGATTACTATAGCTTAAATAAGAACTTTATTTTTATCTATTTTTAATAGTCCAATTTAATATTGTTAGCATGTAAAACTCTCTAGAGATATCTATCTCTAAAGTAAATACATCTACTGAAGATAATCTAAATCTTATAGATATCTTGTCCCATTGTTTTGTTGCTGATTTCCAGCTGTTTCTAAATTTCATAATTGTTTGTTTAATTAATTAATATCTTTACTCTCTAGCAAAGTATATGTAAAATGATTGCCATGGATTTCCTTAGCTCTATTAGCTATTACCATAAACTCATTGAAATCTTTTACTCTTTTAAATACTTGACAGCCCTCTGACCAATTTTCTACAAAGCTAGATACTGTACCTGCTTTATGGATATTGATTCCGAACATACCTGTATCAGTTTCAACCTCATCAAAGGTCATGTTTTTATTTTTATCTCTCCATACAGTCACATCTCCTAATCTTTGACATACTGCCTGATATTTTCCCTGATGCATAGATACAGCATAGACTCCTCTATATTGATTAGGCACTAATCTAGCTACACCATTTGCATTGTGATATTGTGTAACTCCTTTTTTACCAGGCTCAGTAGTAGCATCCCACTCATGATAGAACCATTTCCCATCTACTCTATAAGAGATAGTTAATTTGTCATCAAATAGATTAGTTACTGTTTTACCTGTATCAGAGTTTCTTACTCCTATAATATTAACATCATAGTCTTTAGCACCTGCAAAGTATACATATCCTTTAGCTTTTACAGCTGCCTCTATCTGTTCTCTAGTATATGTCATTTCTTTATCTTTTTAATGTCATCATTAATATCCTTAGCTCTTGCAAATAATAACTTCATTGACTGCCATAGGTCTATGCCTTTTACTACTTTATAATTTTCATTGATACTCATCACCTCTATACTAGCTAGGACCAATGCCACTACTTTAGTAAGCATAAAGGGCACACTAAAAAATGTTAGTATGATATCATTTAGTACAAATTTGTCTATAAGAAAAAACATTATAACAGTTACCTCATAAAGTGCTAATTTGCTAATTATACTTGAGAGCTTTCTACTAGTTATTTTCTCCTTTAACTTATTAGCTTTCCATATTCCCGTAAAAGTATCAATAGCTATTAATACTCCAATCATCAAGAGTATTCCTGAGATTGGTAAAAAGAATGCAAAGCAAATAGATATTAAAGTCAAAAGTTCTTGTTGTATAGATATTAATAATAGTGTCAACTGTGTTTTCATAATAAATAAAGTTTAATCAACTTATATCCAAAGTATACAAGTAGTATAAGAAATAATATTACTCCTAGTACAGCAAAGAAATTTACCCACCATGGAATGTATTTAATTTTTTCTGGTTTAAGAGTCTTTGTAATAACTTTGGTATGATAGACATCATTACCTTTAATTGTTTTATAGATTGTATGTACTTTAGCTTTTGTATAATATACATTATCTTTAATCTTAGTTTGTACACTTACTAAAGTACCATCCTTGTCTCTTAGTTCTTCTTTTAATTTAGATACAACATTACCTAAAGAGTCACAGTATAAAGTATCAATTAAAGTTATAGTTTCTCCAGGTATTACAATTGTAGTATCTTTGATTTGTATTACTGTTACAGTACTATCTTTTTGTACACATAGTGGACAATACTTTGCAAGTCTTTTTTCAAGAGAGCAAGATGATAATAATAAAAGTAGTATAACTAAGTATTTCATATTATTAACCATTTGCACAAGTTATACAATCTTTAAAACAATCAAAAATTTCACGTATAATTTTTGTTGGTAAAGAAGTATTATCCCAACTAATAATTTCCCAACATTGTGGAGTAAGATCTGTAGTTAAATTCAAATATAAAGAATTACCAACTGAAAAACCAAATGGAGCTTGTACTATTTCAATTTCTTGTGTTTTACAGTTTCGTATTGTATAAAATACAGGAGTATCACAAGCATTATTATTTTCAATACAATCTTCACA